ATAAACTAAAGTCATTAGAATTAAACTGGGGTAAAGGAAAAAGAGTAAAAAGATTAGGTGAAGAACAGTTTGATACTTTCAAAACTTCTCAGTTTAAAAATCCCGAATCTATGTTAGATAACATGAGAATGCAACAAAGAGGAGATGCAATCCTTACACCTGAGCAACAGATGGAACGCTTTGAACGTGCATATAATTTAGAAGATGAAACAGAAATGTTAGGTGCTCTTGCTTACACAAACACCACTGCAAATAAAGCGTTCGCTAATTTACAAAATCGTCCTGATAAATTAGTTGAGATAAGCACATTACATAATGTAAAACAAGCTTTAAAAGATGGCTTTGATAAATTACAATTTAATACGTTTACAACCATGGCTGAGCTTGCAGGGTGGAGCAGTGGAGTATTTTCTGCAGGTCCAGCTGGAACAGCAGCAATGAAAGAATATCTTACAAGCCCTTTTAAAGATAAAATATCCGCTAGTGATAACTTTTTATTTAAAGTTGTTACAGAAGATTTTCAAGAGTTAGCAAAAGAAAAGGCTAGAGGTCTGCCCGTCAGTATGTTTGATGCTATTTCTGATTTATATAAAAATGTCCGAGAGAGAAATACATTTATGAGTTTTTGGGATGCATATAATGATAAATTCAACCTTGATGAACTCATAGAAAACTTCATAAAAGATGATATAACAAATAGAAATGGAGAAGCCACACAATATATTGTGGATAATTTTACTAACAAACACTCTGTATCAGAATATGGAACCACTATGAGGCATGGTAAATTTTTGGATACTCAGGAAGTATTAAATTTATTTAGTAAAGAAAAATCTAAAGAAATATATGAACAATTTCGTTCCAGACCTCACACTTTTTTAACTAACAAGGATAAAGACATGAATTACTTAAATGCTCTTGCTGATGCATCAAATAGAGTTAAAGTGATAAATCTTTTTAAACCAAAACTAGGTCTTTCCCCCTTAGCTAACTTTAAAGAAAGAAAAAACAATCCGTTTTATTTAAAATATGGTATGCCTAGCGATAGAAAATTAGAAGAGCTTATAGCTAAAATGCCGACTGTGAATAGTGATGGAACTGTGAAAGAAAAGAATTTGGGTTTCTCACTTCAGTATGGTAAATACAAAATTAAAGCATTGGAAGGGCTAGGACTTAAACCAAAGATTGTCCGTCCAGATGAAGACAACCCTTTTACATTTATAGAAGTTAATCTTGGGAACACTGAAGCAGAAAAAGCAGAGTTGTTAAAAAAGCTTGAACAACAAGAAATAGCTTTATATTCTCAATATATGCCAGTTCCTAACTTTAATGAAGTCAGAGATGACGAAGAGATGGGTGCGACTTAACCTTCGTTAATAACTTCCATAGCATTTAACTTATCTTCTATTTTACTAGCTTGTAAACGAAGCTGCTCTGCAACTCTCGTCAAGAACTCTTTACTGCTACCACTAATCCTCACATCATTTTTCCTCAACACTGCAATCGTGTGACTATCTATTAGTGTCTTTAGAATATCATCCCAGGTATATTCACTAAAGGAAGGGTCTTCGTGCTCAGGTGCTATTACAACCCCTATACCATTTAAGGTTAACGAAAGCTCTAAATCTAAGTCATTTATAAGTTCAATTCTTTTTGTCGACATCTTTTATTTTTCTTCCTTTAAAGAATACTATTAAGTTAATTATCGTGTTAATTGTCACTGCTATTAGCAGCCACAGTTGCCATAGCTCTATCGTCATACTTTTCCTTTGATGGAAGTTTTTCCCACTCTTTTATATTCATTCTAAACCTAACTAGTGCACTTCTGTTGTTGTCACTAACTAAGTCTCCTTGTGATATTCTTGCCCACTTTCTGCCCTCCACAACGTACACTAAATGTGTGCCACATATAGGAAAACGTGAATCAAAAAATCTAGCCCTATACCTCTGTGCGTTTTTCCACACTGGGCTCTGAGGTTTCTCTATCTTCGCCATTCTTGTTCCTTTCTCTGAATGCCTTGATTACGTCTGATGAAAATAGTTTTTGTATATTGAGCAAATACATCGCTGATGCATTGTGGTCGCCCCCTTTTACTGTTCTAGTGTAGTCAAGAGAGTCAATAATACTACGTAAAACATCAGTCCGAAAAACAAGTGTTGCATAGGTTTCATTGCCAATACATAGGTTATGAAACCAATAATCTGATTCTGTTGCTTTGATTCCCGAAGGTTTACCATAACTTTCATACTCCACTGCTATATTGCCAGTTCGTTGCCACATATCTCTTTCAGATTTAACTTCAATCTTTTTATTCTGAAGCATATCTGCAACTTGTTTTTCTCTGACCTCTCCGTAGTTTAAATCAATATCAAACTTCTTTCGGTCCTTTACTGACGGCTTCACTTCTTTTTGCTTTCAGTAGTTTCCTCTGGCTGTTTTCTTTCTAAATACTTAAGTATCATAGATAGTCGTGCGTCATATTTATCAATCTGCTCTATCTCTTTATCCATAGCCTCTATGATATCTGAGTGCTCTCCGATACCTGTTGACCTGCTTAAATATATTTCTACATTCGCAATATGCTTATTTATGTATCCTACATAATAAGATTTAAGTGCGGCTAGTAACATTTCTCTCACTTTTGTTTCTCCTTAGATTTTTAAAGTAACTATGATTAAATCCTCTCAACCATTCTTTCCCTCTAAAAGAGGAGGGATTAAATGGGTTTGTGGACTCGTGTATAATACGTCTAGTCTTCTTCGTCCTATAAAAGTCTCGTTGTCCTTGTATATAGAATCTGTCAACAATAGCCATATTAACTCCTGATTAACCTATATCCACCACTTCACAGCTATCTGCTGTACAAGCTAGTGTTTGATTACCTACAGTATTATCTTCTTGTTCATAATCAGCAAGCTTTGACCAATCAATAAACTCAGGCATCTTAGCTAAAAACTCCTTATAATGTTCTTCTGTACAATCCTGGTAAGGGGCTTGTTCATACACCATATCACTTCTTGGTAAGAAAGACAAGCCTGAAGCTATATCAAAGTTCTTATATATCCAAGAACCAGTCTCTAACCACTCATCTTTACCAACAGATATAGTTACAGATGGCTTATGCTCACACCAACTGGAAGCATAAACTTTCCAAAACTCTAGTTGCTCTATAGCTGACATATCATCTCTAGTCACACACATATCAGGTGCTTTGATAGGAAAGCTAAATACAGCGTTGCTTTGACTCCATCCATCAGTTTCCCATGGTATGTTTTGGTCCATCATAAATTGTGTGAGTGGGTCTTTTTTATCTCCACGAACAGTTCTTATATAATACTGACTATGTCTTGCATGGATACCTGACGCAGAATCTGTGAGTTGTGAAACTGTGCCTGATGGCTTTACACAAGTAATAGCAGTAGATTGTGGTATGCCGATAGCTTCAGCAAACTCTTTATTAGTGTCAACAGCTACTTCTTTTAGTAACTGTAGAACATAATTTAAATCCGTGTCGTTATCTTTGCCATTAGTAATAGCATTATCCATAATGCCTGTCATGGACACACCTAGCAACCTCTCCTCAGACGTGTTAGTATGCCATATCTTACGTAAGTATGGGAAGTGAGTTAAGGTAGACTGAAACGTACCTATTATAGTAGCTACACGAACTTTCTTTTTCAAGTCCTCAACAGTGTCACTGCCACGTACAATTATTTCAGACAGATTACAAAACTGATAGGGACGTAGTATAATCTCACTACATGGATTAGTACCAAAGTCATACTCAGGATTTCTTCTACCATTCTCAGCCGCCTTATTCTTAGCCGCCCCACGATAAAACATACCTCTCTCTCCAGTACCAGACTCAGCTAAGGAAAGCCACTCTCTCATAAATGTGTATGGGTCAGGCTTATCTGTGTAAGCCACTGAATTATTTGACATTTGTCGCTGTGGCTCAGTTTTGTAAAACTCACCAGTCTTTGCATGTCTCATTCTATCGTCAGATAAATTAGATAGACTTATCATAGCAGAACGTCTTACACCACCAGAGACAACAACTTCTCCTACTTTACACATTAAGTCATGACACTCTAGGCTAGATAACTTTCTGCCTTTTGCTTCTTTAAACACTTTTACTGTGAATCGAAACAAATTGTCCAAGGGTGTTGGTCCTGATGCTCTACCACCAAATATCTTTAGTTTAGCACCTGCAGGTCTAACAAGAGACAAATCCCATTTAGGTATTTCTCCTGCCCATAGTAAAGCCAATAGCTTACGGAAAGCTTTTGCCCATCCTTCTTTACTGTCCTTAACAATAATAGTTTCTTCTGTATCAAACAATAATCCAGGAACTTCAGGCAACTTATTTATGCAGTCTCGCTCCACAGAGAAGCCAACACCAGTGCCACACATAAGTATATACATAGCTTCATCAAATGCTTTTGGGTCATCTACTGGCAAATAGGAACAGTTATATCCTGCAGTGTTGTCTCTATCTAAAGCCTTGCCTGCAGTCATCATAGCTCTCATGGACGGCATAACTTCAGAATGAAGTATAGCTTCATGTAATTCTTCTTTGACATTGTCAGGTATGGTATAATTGTGTTTTTTCAAAAGATGTGAACTCATAAAGTTTACATATCTGCCCACAGTTTCATGCCATTCCTCTCTTCTGTTTTCATCATCAAGCCATCTTGCATACCTAGACTTGTGAATAAATTGTTGATAATACGTTGGTAAAATTACGTTACTTTTCATCTTAATACCCTTATAGTTACATCTTTCGTTTGTAACCCAACTATTTCATGTAGTAGGTCACCAATCATTTCTTCCAATATAAATGGAAGCTCTTCTTTGTCAAGTGTGAACTCTTCTGAATCCACTTCAGCAGACACTTTAATCGCTATTTTCGACTTCCTCATCTTGCACCACACTAATCAAGCGAGATAAATACCACTCGGCTTTCTGCAAGTCCTGCAAAGGCTTGCCTTTGTATTTGTATCTCCACAAATACTTCATAATATTTCCTTGTAGATAACTTTTAAATTCATCGCCCGTTGCAGCTTGTATAGCATCAATACATTCAATACCAAACTCATTATAGTGGGCAGGACTATTTACCATATCCTCTTCTTCTACTTGCTTAAGTCTCATCTTCATATACTCTACGTGCCTCAATGTATTGTTACTTTCAAATTTCCTATTTCTTCATCTATACTTTGTCGACCATCTTCTAATACTTGGTCTGTATCTCTTATTGCAGTGTGAACCATACCTCTTGTTAAAAGAGCATAGAACATAGTGTCTTCCTCTGTCAACAAATTTCTATCATGACTATGATAAATTTCTACATCAAAGCCTTTGTCTAAGTGTCTGATTATAATGGCAGAATCGCCATTGTTTAATTTTATTTGATTTTGCGACATGT